CGGCTAGTAGTAGTGGTAGTACTTTAACTGACGAGTTCAGTGAGGATGGTGCCGATATCGGGCTGGAATTTAGTGCAATTGTCTCCAGTGGCGTAACAACACTAAATTATACTACAACTAGCTCCGGCGAAAATGTAACATTTAAGTATAGAATCGAGCGTTTAACTTAACATGTGGTTTAATCAATCACCAGATAATCGTATTCTCTCCTGGCGGGAATGGCGAAATGAGCTGGAAAAACTTCCACTAAGTGAGGCAGTAAATAAAGTAGCTCAAGATTGGGCTTTGGTTCCTACTGTGACACATTATTTGGTACCTGATCGAATTGCAGATTGGCCAAATCCTTGGCAGCTAATCACTGATAACCTATACTGCGATTTAAGTATTACGCTAGGTATACATTATAGTCTAGCTCTGCTCGAAAAAACAGAAATAACAGATCTAAGATTACAAATTTATCGGATACCCGAAGGTTGGCTTAATTTATCATCGATCAACCAGGGGAAATATGTGCTTAATTATAATCACGGTAAAGTTGTAAATAGATCACAACTTAATATATCTGAAAAAGAATTAGTATTTGAGTATTTAAATATTGATTTATGCAGCAAATTTAACTAAAATAAACATAATAACATTTTAATAAGGAAACATTCAATGGGTAAGATTCTAGTAACTAAGCGAGATGGATCTCGCGAAGAGCTCGATATCGAAAAACTACACAAAGTAGTTTTTGAAGCAACTGAAGGTGTTACTGGTGTTAGTCCAAGCGAAGTTGAAATTAAAAGTCAAATACAATTTTACAACAACATCACCAGTGCCGACATTCAAGAAACGTTAATTCGTGCAGCATCTGAGCTTATTACCGAAGAAACTCCAAATTATCAATACGTAGCAGGTCGTTTAATAAACTATCATTTGCGCAAACAAGTGTATGGCAAGTTTGACCCAATCAGTGTCAAGGAATTGGTACAAAAAAATACAGACCTTGGTTACTACGATTCTGAATTAATTAATTACTATACCGACGAAGAGTGGAGCAAGATTGATAGTTTTGTTAAGCACGAACGTGACGAAAACTTAACTTATGTTGCTATGGAACAACTGCGTGGAAAGTATCTGGTACAAAATCGTGTCACAAAACAAGTTTACGAAACACCACAGATGTGTTATATTTTAATCGCAGCAACACTATTCCACAATGAGCCAAAAGAAACTCGTTTACAAATTGTGAAGGAATATTATGATGCTATTAGTTTACACGATATTAGCTTGCCTACTCCTGTTATGGCTGGTGTTAGAACTCCGCAACGTCAATTTAGTTCCTGTGTCCTTATTGAAACTGATGATAGCTTGGACAGCATTAACGCTACTACTAGCAGTATTGTCAAGTATGTAAGTCAAAAAGCAGGTATTGGCATTGGTGCCGGTAGTATACGTGCTATCAACTCGCCTATTCGCAATGGCGACACAGCACACACTGGTGTGATTCCTTTTTATAGAATGTTTCAAAGTGCTGTAAAGAGTTGTAGTCAAGGTGGTGTTCGTGGAGGAGCAGCTACATTATATTACCCAGCATGGCATTACGAAGCAGAAGAATTACTTGTACTAAAAAACAACAAAGGTACTAACGAAACACGTATTCGACAAATGGACTACGGTGTACAGTTTAATAAACTCATGTACGAACGTTTGCTAACAGGCGGCGATATTACATTGTTCTCCCCACGTGATGTGCCGGGTTTGTATAATGCTTTCTTTGCTGATCAAGATCTGTTTAAAGAACTATACGAACGTGCTGAGCGTAACACTCGTATTAGAAAGAAAACAGTTAAAGCAATTGATTTGTTTAGTAGCTTCATGCAAGAGCGCAAAGACACGGGACGTATCTATCTACAAAACGTAGACAACGCCAATACTCACAGTAGCTTTGATCAAACAAAACACCCAGTTCGTCAAAGTAATCTTTGCGCAGAAATTACTTTGCCAACAAAACCATTGAACGATTTTAACGATCCAGACGGGCGTATCGCATTATGTACACTTAGTGCCGTTAACTGGGGAAATATTAAAACACCGGAAGATTTTGAACGCCCGTGCAGACTAGCAGTTCGTGGGCTAGACGCATTGTTAAGCTATCAAAACTATCCAGTTCTTGCTGCCAAAGAAAGCACTGAAGACTTTCGCCCATTGGGTGTAGGTATTATTAACTTTGCTTATTGGTTAGCTAAAAACGATCTTGACTATACTAGTAACAACGCACTTGATAAAGTAGACGAGTACGCCGAAGCATGGAGTTACTATTTAATACAAGCCAGTGCTGACTTAGCAGCCGAAAAAGGTGCTTGTAGGTTAAGCGACGAAACAAAATACGGCCAAGGCATTGTGCCATGTGATACACGCAAAATAGAAGTTGACGAACTAGTAAAACACAAAGAGCGTATGGACTGGAAAGGACTACGCAAACAACTAGCAATGACAGGCATTCGTAATGCTACTACAATGGCACTTATGCCAAGTGAAACTAGTGCGCAGATTGCCAATGCTACAAATGGCATTGAGCCGCCACGTAGTCTTATTAGTATTAAACAAAGTAAAGATGGTATTCTTAAACAGGTTGTTCCGGAGTACCGTCGTTTAAAAAACAAATACGATTTGCTATGGGATCAACAATCGCCAGAAGGTTATATTAAGATTATGGCTATTTTACAAAAATGGATCGATCAAGGTATTAGCGTAAACACAAGTTATAATCCACAACACTTCCCAGATGAGAAGATTCCAATGAGTACAATGCTACAACATCTAGTCATGTTTTATAAATATGGGGGTAAACAATTATATTACTTCAATACATTTGACGGAGCAGGAGAAATTGATGTTGACAAGATAGCACAAGGCATGTTAAGCTCTAATACTAACGATAAAACAGTTGACGATTTTGAATCACAAGAAGAATATGACGACTATTGCGAAAGTTGCGTAATTTAATAAAGGACACACACATGAACGTTTTTGACGTTAAAAACAAAACAGATCACACTAAAGTGACGGCATTTTTGGATCCAACTGGCGGTCCGACTATTCAGCGGTATGATACTATGAAGTATCCTAGTTTTGATAAATTTACAGATCAGCAACTTGGTTTCTTTTGGAGACCAGAGGAAGTTGACGTATATCGAGATTCTAAAGACTTTAAGGCGTTAACCAATCACGAGCAACATATTTTTACAAGTAATCTAAAACGCCAAATTCTATTAGATAGTGTACAAGGGCGAGCACCAGCAGAAAGCTTTGGTAACATTGTAAGTTTGCCGGAACTTGAAAATTGGATCATCACTTGGACATTTAGTGAAACTATTCACAGTCGTAGTTACACACATATTATTCGCAATGTGTACAGCAACCCAAGTGAAATCTTTGATGGCATGCTTGATATTCAAGAAATTGTAGACTGTGCCGATGATATCAGCAAATACTATGATAAGCTAATTGAAATGTCATATTGGTATAATCTATTAGGTGAAGGCACACATCAAATTGTTTCCAATCGTGAAGCACGTAACGTAACAGTTGATTTGTACGAGCTTAAAAAACTACTCTATCTTGCTCTTATGAGTGTAAACATTCTTGAAGGTGTTCGTTTCTATGTTAGCTTTGCTTGTAGTTGGGCTTTTGCCGAAGCAAAGAAAATGGAAGGCAATGCTAAAATTATTAAGTTTATTGCTCGTGACGAAAACCTACATTTGGGTAGCACACAACTATTATTAAAAACACTTCCAAAAGACGACCCAGACTTTGTTAAGATCGCAGAAGAAACGCAGGAACAGTGTATTCAAATGTTTGTTGATGCTGTGGAGCAAGAAAAAGCATGGGCACACTATTTGTTCAAAGACGGTTCAATGATTGGACTTAATGAGCAGTTGTTAAATGAGTATGTTGAGTATATTGCTGGACGCCGTATGGAAAAAGTAGGATTGCCTAAACTGTATAAAGTAACACAGAATCCGCTTCCGTGGACACAGAAATGGATTTCAGGTGCTGATGTACAAGTTGCTCCGCAGGAAACCGAAATTACATCTTATGTACTTGGTGGTACAAAACAAGATGTTGATGAAAATACATTCAGTGGACTTAGCTTATGATTGAAATTTATAGCAAACCAGCATGCCCACATTGTGATCAAGCAAAGAGAATTTGTGAACAACTTAAATTAGAATACAAATATTATCAATTAGACACAGACTTTACTCGTGAAGAACTACTAGAAATGTTTCCAAATGCCCGCACTTTTCCACAGATTAAAGTAAGTGGAAAATCCATCGGCGGCAAGGATCAGTTAGGTGCTTACTTAGAAAACACAGGCTACAATGGAACAGGATATACACTGTAATGGCATTACGTAAACCACGAGCAACCAAAACTAAAATGAAAGTTGCTGCTAAAAAAGCAACTAAAATTGGCAAAAAGAGAAAAAAATGATTATCGAAAAACCTATCAATGAAAATTCACCAATAACAATTAAAACAACTGGCGGCGACGAAATTGTTGCTCGCTTTGTATCCGAAGACGAATCAACAATTACTGTTCTCAAACCATTGGCATTGATGTCTACGCAACAAGGCATGGGCCTAGCTCCTTTTGCTTTTACAGTTCCGCTAGATGCTAAACTTACATTGTATAAAAGTGCCATAGTGTTTATAGCAAAAACAGAAGAACAAATGGCAAGTCAATACATGAATAGTACTAGTACTGTTGTTACAGCCCCACCTGGTCAGTCATTTAAAATTTAAATTAAGTTTGGATAATATGGAACGTCAAGAACCTTATCACGAATACATTTTACGCAAAACAAGAGAAGATAGAGAATCAAATAATACTAATAAAAAGTAGCTCAGGGCTACTTTTTTATTTTGTTAAGAAGTTGGATACTGTGTCATTATTGTTAGTGCAATTAGCATGCTGTAACGATCTTTGGTTTTACTTAAATTACCACCATCGTGCCATACGTCAATATCGTTAACCTGCATCCACCCATCGCCTAAGTTGGTTGTACTTCTAGCGTACTCTTTTTCGTCGTTGTACGATCTATAAAAGTATGTTGCTAGCTCTGGGTCATCCTGTGCATTTAAACTAATACCACCTGTAGCAGCCAGCAGTCTAAAATCAATGTGTCTACCACATTCGAAGCTTGGTTTATCTTCTGTAAACTCTCCGTGGAAACTAGTATTTTTAATAAATGCATCCTTGGTCATGCCATAGTTGCCTCTAATGTTTGGTGATGTCTCAAACAAGTAATCAACTAAATCAGCTTTGCTTTTTTCGAGATGAAAAAAGCTTTGCATTTCACGCAACAGTTTGCTTTGTGGGTCTAGTATTTTAAAACGCAGAGGCCATATTTCATACCCAGTTGTATTGGTTTCGCTAAATTTTCTCCATTTTTCTTTTTTAAGCTCGCTTACTACTTCTTCGTGGCTGTAAGGAAAATTAAATTTTATACGGTAAAGCTGATGTTCTCGGTGTTCGACTTCTAGACTATATTTTTTATAACTCATAATAAGGCTTTCAATAAATACTATTATAATGATATTTATGAACCAATGAAAAACAATACATGTATATTAGCTGAACAAGGGTTGCATTTGCACAATAGCGGAAGATGTAATAGTTGCAGTGACAGCGTAGCATACTGGACCGACGAGCAAAACAATCCAATGGATCTAACTACGCATTCTTTAGAGCAAATTTGGAATAGCAAAAGCCGGCAGGATCTTGTTACAGATCTTCGTAACGGTGTTGATAATCCAAGTTGCGAAAAGTGTTGGCAAAAAGAACGTGTTGGTATAGAAAGTAAAAGACAGATTAGTAACAGACAATGGCAACTAAACGACAAACAAACACCGCAGTATATTGATTTAAAATGGGGAAATGTTTGCAATCTAAAATGTCGACACTGTAACCCATGGACTAGTAGTAAATGGTTAAAAGAATGGTATGCTGTAGAAAGAGATGGTGTACAAGAGTATAGTGATTATGTTGCTGAGTTTCGGTCTACGCAAAAAAGTTATCACCCAGACAACAAAGAAAACTTTCACAATACATTTAATCAATGGTTTGCCGATAGCACAAACATAATGCTATATGGCGGCGAAGGCATGTATGTTAAAGATGTGCAGCGTATGTTTAATCATGCTGTAGAAAATGGTAATAGTAAAAACATTGATGTTTATATTAATACCAATGGCACAATATACAGCGAAGAATGGATTGAGTTACTGAGCAATTTTCGCAGTGTAAGAATGGCATTTAGCATCGACGGTGTTGAAAATAGTTTTGACTACATAAGGACTGGTGCAGACTGGAATACAGTTGTCGAAAACTTTAATCGCTACAAACAATTAAAAAATATGCAAGTTGATATTGTTACTACAATATTCACATTAAATGTGTATGATTGTGTGGATATACTGTATAGTATAAACGAAGCTATGAAAATGCCTGCAGTTAATTTTGTATATGGTCCTGAATGGTGGGATATAAGAATTTTACCACTTAAAGTAAAGCAGGAAATATATAAAGAAAATGAACATAAACTAATGATAAAAAAATCTCATATGAGTCCAAAATCATTTGAAATGTTAAAAGAACAAGTTGATCAAGTACAGCGTTTCTTGCTTGACAGTGTTGACAATTCAACGACTAAATACGAAGCGATGATGAACTGGATTAGATCGATAGACCAAAGTCGTAACGAAAACTTTAAAGATGTTTTTCCAGAATATAACAATTTAATTAAGGTATACAATGACCATTGAACAAAAACCATTTCCGATAAAAACCGAAACAGCATGTCAGCTAAAATGGAGCCATAGTACTGTTTTTTTAACTCAAAATTTGAGTAGTAGTTGCCACCGTGTGCAGGGTACCGAAATTGGAGAAGATTTTGATTTTCACAATACTCCTGCCAAAGTATCCGATAGAGAACAAATGCTTGATGGAAAATGGCCTGGTAGAGGTTGTGAGCATTGTAAAGAAATTGAAGATGCAGGCGGACAAAGTGATAGAATGCTTCACTTAAACTTTCCAGGGTTAGGTGCTCCTCCTGAAGTTGCCGATGGAGACTTAACAGCAACAAATGTTACTCCACGTTGGTTAGAGATTTATTTCAGCAACTTGTGTAATCTTAGTTGTTTGTATTGTGGCGAACATTTTAGTAGTAGTTGGGGAAGTGAAAATAAAAAGTTCGGCAACATATCCGAAGTAATGGGACAAGGCACTCCGTCTATAGACTACACAAAAAACTACAAAGATCTAAACTCGAAAATATTTGGCTGGCTAGACAAAAACGTTCATCACTTATACAATTTAATGATTCTAGGCGGTGAGCCGTTTACACAACCACAAAGTGATCAATTGTTAGATTTTCTTGAAACTAGGTATAATCCTAATTTAACATTGACATTTTTTAGTAATCTAAGCGTAGATCACGAGCGCATGAAACAACGTTTTAATCGTATGCAGAAACTTAAAGATAATGGACATTTGGCTGAAATTCATGTTATTGGTAGTATTGATTGTTGGGGACCCGAAATTGAATATGTACGTTCTGGATTGGATTTAGAATTATTTGAAAAAAACTTTGAGTATCTAGTAAATGAAACAGATGTGCGTCTTGGAGTTAATGCTGCCTGGATGAGCTTATCAACCTTTACTATGCCCGATTTGATTAAAAAAATCAACAATTGGAGTACTCATCAGCGTCCAGTATTTTTTAGTTTAATGCAGGCAGCAGGTGCTAGATATGTACATCCAGAAATTTTTGGACCTAAGGTACTTGATTGGGGATATAGAGAAGCAGTTGAGTTATTTAAAACACAAGGAAATAATGTTAAAGAAGGTTATAAGACTTATCTTGAAGGTATTTTAAAGAAAATTGAAAACTCCGAACCAGATCTTGAAGCACAACGTCAATTGCACAAATATTTAACAGTACTTGATGAGCGCCGTAATACCGATTACAGAACACTCTTTCCAACAATTTATGAAGAAATCAGCAAGACTCTTCAGCTAAACAGTGAGCCCAATGAATGATCTTCGTTCCCATATACCTGACGATAAAAAGTGGCTTGCTGAAAACTTAATTGTAGACTTTGGCAAGCCCAAAAGCCTCAACTTGTTTTGCAAAGATCCGTTCGATGGATGCAGTATTGACCGATTTGGTCAAGTGTTTGTTTGCACATGTGATGGAAAATTGCCTATTAGTGTTGGGCACATAACAGATTTTCAGTCATTAGAACAGATATGGACAAATGATATTGCCCAACAACTACAGCAAACCATACTAGAGCAAAAGTTTACCTACTGTGATGTAAACAATTGTGGTATACTTCATAGCAATGCTGCGGACGCAGACAGTTATTTTAAAAGTCACAGAAGAAAAGAAATATTCTTAAACATTGACGAAAGTTGTAACCTACAATGTCCTAGTTGTAGAGACACAATGATTTATATCAAAAATGGTCAGCAATACACAGACAAAATAAAATGGGTCAATCACTTTCACGATCTGCTTAAACAATATGCCGGCGCACTAGACTTGTATACCAGCGGAAATGGCGATCCATTTGCTAGTGAAATATACCAAGAGTTTTTGCTCACATGCGAACTTAAAAGCAATCAAAAATTTAATTTTCTTACCAATGGCCTGTTGCTGCAACAAAGGTTCAGCGAGAATCCTTACTTGGTTAAAAATACCAACTTGATTATGATAAGCATTGATGCTGGAAGCAAAGAAGTCTACGAAGATGTTAGACGCCCGGGCAAATGGGAAAAGTTAATTGATAATTTAGATTGTCTAAGTGAATTAACAAAACAAGGTATTTCTGCGCAGTTGAATTTTGTAATACAACGTGCCAACTACCGAGATATTCCAAACTTTATCAAACTAGCGGAAAAATATAAATTTAGAACGCACTACGCTTTATTAGAAGATTGGCGCACATTTGACGGAGGCTTTTATCAGCAAAATGCTGTACACGAGGAAAGTAATCCAGAATACAAAGATTGGTTAAATATTTACAACATGTTTAAAGACAAAATTAATTTAGCAAGATAATAAAGGAAACAATATGTGGGAAACAATAGCAAGAATGTTCACAGACACACTGTGGATTTATACAGCAATAGCAGGAAGTATATTTGGTGCTTTATTCATTTACTGGATAAAAGATACATATATTTCTTTTTGGGCAATAAACAAATGGCAAAACACACTGGATTTCCTGATTAATCGCTGGGGTTGGACATGGTTTAAACACAATCCGGATGCATGGAAGGCTGCTAATCCAAAACTTACTAAAAAGATTGAAGATCTAGAATCACGTATAATAAAACTTGAGGAAAAGTAATATGATTGATATGTCTGAGTATATACGAATAATAAAATATCATGAAGAAAATAAAATTAGCACCAATCAACGATCTCTTTACTGGAAAAATGCAAATGTTAGCGTCAAACTTTAGTTATTGTTTTAAATACATGTATGACAACAAAAGAGTTTAAATGGGCCAATCAGTTACACTGGATGGTCAAAGGACATCTTATTCCGCAAGAGTGGGCTAGTGATGAACAACAAGTAAAATCAATGGAAGATAGTTATTTCAGGCGTCTCTGGGGAAATCACGAGGCGCTTTATCGTAAAGAAGGGTTCAACACAGCATGGGAGCAACGTTATGGTAACCTCGAAAATAGCGCAACTTAGCGAAACAGATTTAGAATATTTAGACCAACTACTGCACAAAGAATTTTCAAAGCAGTGTAACGACAGCACACAATGGCGTAGTACACACCATCAAAATAATCCATATGATAACACAAAACAACTTGCAAGATTAATGGATGCTGTTCGCAGCCAAAAAAAACTATTGACAATGCCTAAATGGTAGTATATAAATATACTGTAACGTTGAAGTAACGTGGACACATACTGGACCCGGGGGCGGTACCCGGCAGCTCCACCATAAGCACATTTGCTGAATGTTTTTATGATGGGGCTGAAATAGGATCGACAGGTGTGAAAGTGAAGTGGAGTTACCGGGATGTAAGCGCCGTTACCGCGAACAAACTTTCTAACTGCAAACGCAAATAGAGCGCCAGAAATGGCATTAGCAGCCTAAGGGTATGTGGGGGCGGGTACTGCCTAGCAACAGAAGTGCTACTGCTACAATATAACGCATTCAATACCACTTGACTTTTAGGTTATTTTGTGTTATATATATTATATAAATCACACACAGGAGACACACACATGAAAAAGCCAATTGGTTGGGAAACCACTATTACTGAATTAGTAAACATTCCGCGAGATATGTGGAATAGTATCATGACAGTTGAAAATTCACCATTAAAAAAATTAGACCCAATGGTAGGACACATGATCTTCCAATGTTTGTTCTTTGTTTGGAGTGGACTATTTGCTGTAATGGTAGGCAGCTATTATATCTTCGGTATTAGTGCGTTATTTCATATGGCACTAGTAAGTGGTGTTACAGTTACAGTAGTAACATTCCGTCAAGCAGAACGCAATCCAGAGTCACTTAACAAACTACTAAAGTCAGGTCGCAAATATACCGGTCGAGCAAATGGTGGCGAACATGAATAATGTACTATGTAATGAATCTTAAAACTGGAAGTATCATAGACGTTTATGATAGTTTGTTAGAAGCAAATGAACTTGTTAGCAAACATCCAGAATGGACGGTTATGATAAAATATAACGATAGGAATGTAAAATGAGTGAGCAAAAAGGTACAATTAAAGGTGTAGGTTGGGCGTTCTTAGTAATCGTTCTAACTTTAACTGTATTACCAATTGGTATTACTATAGTCACACTGGGTGTAGATGATTATGCTAGTAATTGTAAGCAAGCAATTCATATGCCTTGCTTTGGGTTAGTTGATTAAATGGATTATACAATTCTAAATAAACAAACAGGCGAAACATTCACAATGGAGTTTTCCAATAAGTCGCAGTTGATAACATGGCTAGCCGAAACAGGATGGGAATGCCTAGGCAGAACTACGAGCTATTTGCCAACTAGGCATGTACGAATGCAACCTGAACAACAAGAAGAATTTGCTGGCTGGGGAAGTTAATACAA